CTTAATATTAGTAAGTCACTTAAAAAGACCTGACGGGAGGCCCCATGAAGAAGGCGGACAAACATCGTTGGCACAGCTTAGAGGATCTACGGCCATTGCTTGTCTTAGTGATGCTGTTATTGGTTGCGAACGAGATCAACAAGATGAACACCACGCAAACAGAATGCGACTCCGAGTACTCAAGAACAGATATTCCGGTTCTACAGGCCCCGCTTGTTACCTTGAGTACGACGGAAACACAGGAAGACTGCGGGAATGGGAAGAAGTTGATGTCGTTGCTGTGCCTAGTGGAGGAGAATCGTGAGTTGCTTTCTGCTATACGAGAAGTAGAAACAGGAGGCGAGCAGGATGCAAATAATGCTTTGGGTGACGGAGGAGATTCGCTGGGAAGTTACCAAATACAGTTTAATTTTTGGCTAGATGCCATTAATTATTGTCCAGAACTAAGAGGAGTTTACGAAGATGTCAGAAAACCCAGATACGCCGAAAAAGTCATCTGTAGTTACTGGAGCAGATATTGCCCAGACGGAACAAGAGAGGATAAGGCAAGAATTTTTAATGGAGGCCCAAGAGGAAACCAAAAGCAGTACACTAAAAAATACTGGGGAAAAGTCTCAGCTGTTTTACGACGGCAAGCCAATCCCGTATCGGAAAATAGGAGAATATTTTGAATATTTTGAGGGCAAAGCGATTTCTGCCGAGCGTGTCCAGCAATTAGAGCGAAGAGCAATGGCAAAATTAAAAAGGCAGTTGGAAAACGACCCTTACATACAAGAGTATTTAGAAGGGACAAAGGAGGCATTGTGGGCTAGATGAGTGTAGTTATATTTGACATAGAGACTAACGATATAAAAAACTTCAACACTTTGTTGGGACTAAAAACTATTCATTGCATAGCTTTGGCTACTCCAGATGAAGATCCAAAGTTAGTTCCTGTTGACGAAGCATTAAAGATTTTGTCAGAGGCAGATGTTATTGTGGGACACAACATCCAAGACTTTGACTTGAGAGCTATAAAGCGTTTGCACCCTGATTGGGAATTTAAAGGAGAAGTATTAGATACTTTAATTTTATCTAGAGTTTTATGGCCTGACATTATTCAGGACGATTACTCAATTATAGATTTTCCTAGAAATCTTATGGGGAGACACTCACTTAAATCTTGGGGATATCGTCTTGGAATACTCAAGGGAGAATTCTCAGATACAAATGATTTCTCTGAATACACAGAAGAAATGGGAGAGTATTGTGTACAGGATGTAAAAGTTACCAAGGCTCTTTGGGAGAAGATCCAGAAGGAGAACCTTCCTGAAAACCCGTCCAAACGGGAACACGAGTTCTCGGCAATAATAAAACAACAAGAGCTAGACGGAATCGCTTTCGACGTAGAAAAAGCTAGGACTTTTCATGCTGAACTACTAGGTTTAAAGAATGAATTGTATGAAGAATTGGTTGACAACATACCACCAAAGATTGTTCCTATGAAAACTTGTGAGTATTTTCTTGATCCTGAAACAGGAAACAAGTATAAATTAAAAGGGGATGCACCAGATGCCAAAACAAAATCGAGACTCAAAGACGGCCCGCTTAGAAAAAAAGTTACAAACTTTAACCCAGCAAGTAGGCTTCAAATCGCCAATTTCTTTATTGAAAAGTACGGATGGGAGCCAGAAGACTATACAGGTGAAGGTAGACCTAAAGTCGATGAGTCCGTACTCGGTAAACTTGATTATCCCGAAGCAAAACTTCTTTCCAAATACCTAACTATTATTAAAAGACTAGGGATGTTGAGCGACGGCACAGAGGCTTGGTTAAAGTTAGAAGTAGATGGAAGAATCCACGGTCAAGTCAATCCATGTGGAGCTGTGACCACAAGATGCACTCATCGAAGGCCTAATATGTCTCAAGTTCCTAGGGTAAACGCACTATACGGGAAGACTTGTAGGGAATTATTTTACGCTCCTGAAGGATTTTGCATGGTTGGGGCAGATATGTCGGGACTCGAGTTAAGAGCTTTGGCTCATTACACCTTCCCACATGACAATGGTAAATACAGAGATGCGATTTTAAATGGTGATATTCATTCTGCAAACCAAGAGGCTGCTGACTTGCCTGACAGAAACATGGCTAAAGTTCTTATATATGCTTTATGTTATGGGGCTGGCAATCAGAAGTTAGGAGCTATTGTTGGAGGCGGAATGTCTGAAGGTGCTGAGTTAAGAGAAAGATTTCTTAGAAATATGCCAGCACTTAAAAGAGTTCAAGACGGTGTAAAAGCAGCCTTAGATCATCGAGATTACTTAAAAGCTGTTGATGGTAGGAGATTAAAAATACGCTCAAAACATTCTGCTCTTAATACTTTGTTACAATCTTGTGGTAGCATTGCTATGAAGGAGGCTACTTGTCTAATGCACAGAAAGTTTAGGGAACATGGATACTCGAAAGAAGATGTGATTATGGTTGCTCACGTTCATGACGAAGTTCAATTACAAGTACGCAAGGAGTTAGCGGATAATGTCGGAAGGATTACAGTACAGTCGATGCGTGATGCGGGGGAAAATCTCTCCCTTAACTGCCCACTCGACGGAGAATATAAAGTCGGAAGAAACTGGGCAGAGACTCATTGATCTTGCTTGGGTTGCTGGGATTATTGATGGAGAGGGTCACTTACGTTACACAACTTCTCCAGCAATAGTAGTAGAAAGTGTTTCTAAATCTATGGTTGATAAATGTCGAGAGATTGCGAACGGCTCTGTACATGAAGTAAGTAGAAAAACTTCTACTGGGAAAACTGTGTACCGATGGCAAATCTCTGGTACAAAGGCTAAGAATTTATGTAGAGAGTTAATGCCTTATCTTTCTACTAAAAAATTCCAAGCAAATATATTAGAAGCTATTATGAACTACCCTGCTAAATCAGACATGAGAAAAACTTTAAAAGATATGTTAAATGGACAAAGGGAGATTTTAAATTGAGTGTTGACTTTATTCCTACAGAAAAATTAGTGAAAGAGCTACAGAAAAGATTTGATGAAATGATTTTCATAGCTGCTTCTAGTCGTACCAATGAAACAGAAGATTTAGTTGTTTCTTTCTCTGGTTCTTATCATTCTTGTTTAGGTCTTGTAAGACTTGGAGAAGTAGCTTTGCAGTCAGGAGCATCCCCCGATGAGAACTATACTGATTGATGGAGACGTTGCTCTTTACTCTGTTACTAAATCATGCGAGTATGAGCAAGATTGGGGCAATGACTTTTGGACTCTAGCAACAGACATGAAAGAAGCACGACATCGCTTGGATCTTTGGATTGGAACTTTAAAAACCAATTTAACAGCAGACAGTATAATTATTGCTTTGTCCGGAGACGAAAACTGGCGTAAAGATGTATATCCTAAGTACAAACTACATAGGAAAAAGCACAGAAAACCTATGGGATTTGTCCCTTTAAAAGAATATATGAACAAGGTTTATCGGTGTATTACATACCACAACCTAGAAGGAGACGACGTTTTAGGAATGTTAGCTACTTGTCCTGAAGATAAATACACAGGATTAAAAGGAGATCGAATAGTAGTAAGCATTGATAAAGATTTAAAAACAATTCCGGGTTTTCATTACAATCCAGATAAACCTCAAGATGAGATATATATGGTAGACCCAGAGCAAGCAGACTATAATCATCTGTTTCAAACTTTAACTGGGGATGCCGTGGATGGATATCCGGGGTGTCCGGGAATAGGCCCTAAGAGAGCAGAAAGATTATTAGAGGATTCTGTTTCATGGGATACAGTAGTAGGAGCGTATGAAAATGCGGGGCTTACTGCGGAAGACGCATTAGTCCAAGCTAGGGTAGCTAGGATACTTCGATGGGGTGATTACAAAAGGAAAGAGGTTATTTTATGGGAGCCACAATGACAAGAGATGAGCTTTTAGCGTTTCACGATGAGCTTACGCACAAAGCAGTAGAGCTTATGAAAGCAAAAAACCACGATTACAGCGGAGGAGCCGACAAATCTAATCCGTTTCTTAATTTTTCTAGAGTAGAATCAATGGGAATTACAGATACAAAAACTGGGTTCCTAGTAAGAATGACTGACAAGTTCTCTAGGCTTGCTACTTTTGTCACAAATGGTACATATAAAACAAAAGACGAGGCTCTTGAGGACACAATCGTGGATCTTATTAACTACAGCGTACTGTTTTTGGCTTATGCCCAAAGTGAAAAGGATTACTATAAGGAGTAAAAACAATGGAAGAAGCATACCCAACCGTTCCCGAGGATTTAATCAAGCAGTTAAACATTAATTTTCCAGAAAGATGTGCTGATTTAGACTGGGAAGAAAAGAAAGTTTGGTTTTACGCCGGACAAAGAGCTGTTGTACGTTTTTTAAATTCTAAGTACAACGAGCAACAAGAAATTATAAAAGGAGTTAAATAATGTGTATGAGATCCCCGAGAGCTGCGGCTCCACCGCCACCGCCCCCCGAGCCTGTAGCACCTCCAGCTCCTCCTCCTCAAAGAATATTAGCTCCTCCTCCAGTTATCTCACAAATACCGGAAGAGAAAAAATTACAAGCACGTCCTGTATCAAAAGCTAAGAAAAGAAGACAGGCAATGAAAATGGGCAAATCTTTATTTACAATCGCACGAGGGCCTGTGAACCCTCCCGGAGGTAGCGGTAGCCCCGTTAATTATTAATGCTAGATCAAGGTGCTTCAATCAAAGGAATGTATAACCAATGCGAGGCAGAACGCAGGACATACTTAGATCGTGGAAGAGATTCCTCAGCCCTTACAATACCTACTATTCTGCCAGACGATTCAACCACGGGACATAAAAGATTTCCTACTCCTTTCCAATCTTTAGGAGCAAGAGCTGTCAACAACCTTAGTTCTGCTTTATTGCTAAGTTTGCTGCCTCCTAATGCTCCTTTCTTTCGTCTTATTTTAGATGAGAGAGATT